AGCAAACCAATAATGGCAACGTATTTGGAATGTGTTAACGAAGTCCTCTCCCGCCTACGCGAATCCAGCGTAGCCAGCGTTACGACCAGTGCCTACTCAACGCTGATTGGCCGTTACGTCAACGATTCCCGCAGACAAGTGGAAGACGCATGGAATTGGGACTGCCTCTCCACAACCATCACCATTCCAACGGTAGCCGGAACTAGCACCTACACAGTTACCGGATCAGGCATTCGTCAGCGGGATATCACGGTCAACGACACGACCAACAAGCTCACGCTTCGCAATGTCCCGATTCAGTGGATCCTCGATCAGCAGCAGTTAAGCACGGTCACGACGGGCCTCCCCTGCTACTACGCATGGAGCGGCACGGACGGTACGGACAGCAAGGTTGAACTCTACCCGACGCCTGCTGGCATCTTCTCGCTCAAGTTCAACCTGACCGTACCGCAGGCAATACTGTCGGCAGACGCCACAGTTATCACCGTACCCTCTGAGCCGGTCATAGCAGGCGCATACGCTCGTGCATTGGTTGAGAGGGGTGAAGATGGCGGATTGACTTCCGGGGAGGCTTACGGGCTTTACAAGTCGGTTTTGAGCGATTACATCTCTCTAGAAAAAGAGCGTTTCATGGAATACGATACGTTCGGGGCGGTTTGATGGCTGATAACATCACGCCGTTTTCGATCTCAGCGCCGGGTTTCAACGGGCTGAACCTGTCGGATTCGCCTGTCGATCTTCCGGCAAGTTTCGCGCTGGAAGCGAATAACTGCGTGATTGACAAGTCAGGGCGCGTTGCTTCCCGCAAGGGCTGGACACGGGCAAGCACGGCAAACACCGATTTGTCCACGAGCAATATCACCTGCATCGGCGAACTAATCCAAAATGACGGCACAGCAACAACCCTGTGCGCTGGTGGCGGGTTCCTGTTCAAGTTGAGCGGAACGACGCTAGTCACGCTTACCTATGGCGGCAGTGGGGCAGCGCCTACAATCAACGCAAACAACTGGAAATTCTGCCAATTGAACGGCGTGGCGATGTTCTGGCAGCGTGGGTACGACCCGCTGATTTACGACCCTGTTGTATCGACTACGACTTTCCGTAGGCTGAACGAGAAAGCAGGAACGGCTGGAATGGTGTATCAGTGCAACGAGGCGATTAGCGCCTATGGCCGTGTATGGGCTGCGGATACTTCGACGGACAAGCAAACAGTTGTGTTCAGCGACTTACTATCCCCCCACGTCTGGACGGGCGGAACGTCAGGCTCGTTGAACGTAGGTCAGGTATGGCCGTCCGGTGGCGATGAGATTGTGGCTCTCGCAGCGCACAACAATTTCCTGTTCATCATGGGTCGGTTCCAAATCCTGATCTATTCAGGCGCTGGGACACCTTCAACAATGACCTTGCAGGACTCGATTGTCGGTGTCGGTTGCATCGCCAGGGACTCGGTGCAGAACGCCGGGGAAGATATTGTGTTTCTGTCGGACAGCGGCGTTCGTTCGTTGTTGAGGACTATTCAGGAAAAATCCGCGCCTATCCGCAAACTAAGCCAAAACGTGCATGTTGATCTGATGAGCGCTGTTGATCTTGAGAATACAGCGAACATCAAGGCCGTCTATAGCGCAGCCAACAACTTTTATCTCCTGACGCTCCCCGCAACGGCGACTACCTATTGCTTCGACATGCGTTCGGTTCTTGAGAACGGAGCCGCGAGAACTTCAATGTGGTCGCTGGTAGCAAAGTCGTTCTATGAGACAAAAGACCGTGTGTTGTACATGGGGAACGCAGGGTATCTCGGCGACCACACCGGGTACTACGACGACGCTTCTGTATATCGGATGTCGTATTACACGACTTGGATTGACTTCGGAAATCCGATTCAAACTTCGATTCTGAAAAAGGTCTTGTGTACCCTGATCGGGCTGTCAAATCAGACCGTAGTATTCAAATGGGGTTATGACTACAATAGCGCACAGCACTCGCAGACTTCGATACTTTCCAGCCTGTCCAGTCCGGCTGAATATGGTACAGCCGAGTACGGTATTTCGGAGTATTCGGGGAATGTTTCGATTAACGTGATGTCGGTTCAGGGTAGCAGTTCAGGGCGCGTGTTGCAGTTTGGATTAGAAGCACAAGTAGGTGGGTATCAGATTGCAATTCAGCGGATTGACTTATTTACGAAGGACGGGGCTTACTTCGCATAAAAAGGATGTAACCTTTTCTTCGCGTCCAAGTATGCTTGATGTGCTTTTTCTGGAGAATCAAAGCTGCCTAAATGAGAAATAACGCCATGATGACAAATACGAGAAAACCAGTATTTACCTTTAACGCAGGAAACACCTGCGAGCTTGGCTTTGTTATCTCTATGGTGCGTCTTCGTGTTCTGCATATTTTCTGCCCTAGTCGCCTCCCTGAGATTGGACAACCTGTTGTCTGTTCTAACCCCATTGATATGGTCAATATCATTAGCGGGGAGATGCCCATGAACAAAATACCACGCAAGTCGATGCGCTCTATGGGCTACTCCATTCCCAACGGAGATGACCACATACCCAGAGTCGTTTATCCAGCCAAGCTTTTTGCCAAATCTCCTATTAGATTTGCTGATGAACTCACCAGATTCGGTGTCATAAGTAGCATGAAGCGATCCTATCGTTCCATAAAAAATCATATATCCTCCTGTTGTGGATATGGAATTGTACCACATTTTTACAAAAGGATAGCAGACTATGAGTGACTACATCAAAATCACGGACTACGCAGCAAAGGATGCGCTACTTACAGGCAATCCGGCAAAGCTAGTTAAGGGTACTGAGATTGGGGCTGATTTTGATGCTGTCGCCGTTGCGGTTGCTACCAAGCATGATGCGACAGATATTGGCGTAACCGTCCAGGCTTACGACGCCGACCTGACGACATGGGCTGGCATAACGCCGGGAACCGGAATCGCTACGGCACTCGCTGTGAATGTAGGGACTGCCGGTGCGCCTGTAATCAACGGCGGTGCGCTTGGTACGCCGTCCTCTGGCACCCTGACGAACTGCACCGGCACACCGGCAAGTTTGGGTCTGGCAAACGCGACCGGCCTCCCTGCTGCCGGCGTGACGGGAACGGCGCTGACTCTGGCAGGCGGCAACCTAACCGGCGGCATCAACTCTGCCCGTGGCAACATCACGCAACACGCGACTACGATGGACTTTTTCGCTACCACGTCGCCGGATATTCTCGACGGGACTGGATCAGCAGTAACGATTACCGCTTGCACGAATGCACCTCAAGCAGGGGCCGTTCGGAAGTTTTACCCGATTGCCGCCACGGTGCTGACTCACGGCGCTACGTTCGACATTGCCGGGAACGCGAACCTGACTGCTGCTGCTGGCGATTGCTGGATCATCGAAGCCAAGACGACGTCGACGTATCGCGTGTCTGCGGTGAAGGAGGATGGGACGGCGGTGGTAGCGTCGTCCGGAATGCCAACTGGAACAATTATCGACTTCGGCGGAAGCGCAGCACCATCGGGATACTTGGCATGTGACGGGGCGGCAGTATCTCGCACGACCTACGCAGCACTATTCACAGCTATCTCTACCTTGTGGGGTGTTGGTGACGGTTCGACTACATTCAACGTGCCGAACTTCGCTGCTGGTGACGCTGCCGTGCAAACAGCGGGGACTGTGGGGGCAAGTACCGATGGACAAATGCCTTCGCACACACACGCGTTTGCGGCTATCACCCCACCAGCCAACACAACAAGATTAGGGACGGCGATGGATGCTGACTCGAACACTGGATACCAAAACACACAATCAGCAGGTTCAGGGACGCGCAACTTCGCTGCAGGTAAGCGAGTCCTGAAGTGCATCAAGACATGAAAGTCCACCAGATCACTACCTGCGATGAAGGTCTTACTAATCCGAAGCGGTCATCCTTCGGCGTGACCCTTGCCCTGCGTTGGGGGGATGTATTGCATCCGCTCGGTTCTGATGGCAACTGGTTCAAGCCTCCCTATTTCACCAGCATCCTGCGGTTCTATTCCTATATTCCACTCCCATTTATAAGCTGGAACCTGTGGGGCTGGCGCGGGTACGCAGGGCTTTCCAAGGTGTATGGGGTGGATTCGGACGCTTATAAGTTGTGGCCTGCAATGAAGGGGCGTGAACACGAAGT